GAGTTACAGATGGCTGATAAACAGAATAAAGTGCAAGGAATGGAACAAGACTTCCTTGACCAACTGACAAGACAACTATCTTCAAACCCACCAAAGGGTGAATAATGGATATTGAAAGCCTAGCCAAGGAGTTAATCCTTAAAAACATGAATCCTGAACAGCAACTCGCTGTTTTGGATGGGATTAAGGCTTCTGTCGCCCAAGCCAAAGAGGTTCAAAAGCAACGCATTGGTGAAAACGTAGGTTTAGTGGTTGATGCCCTTAAAAAGATTGAATCCGACATCCGCTCTCGCTATGACGAAGTGGGAAATGCCATTGAAAAGCGTGTTGCTTCCATTAAAGATGGAAAAGACGGCAAAGATGGAAAGGATGGCAAGAATGGCAGAGACGGACGTAACGGAAACCAAGGCGTTCAAGGAATTAAAGGCGAAGATGGCAGAGATGGGCGTGATGGCGTGGATGGGATTGATGGTATTAGTGTCACCTCTGCTCGTATTGATTTTGATGGTAGCCTTATTATTGGGCTTTCTAGTGGTATTGAACTCAATGTTGGTGAAGTTGTTGCTCCTGACCTTGCGGAATCCATCAAGGTTATTACTAATGGTGGTGGCACTTCTCAGTTTGTACTTGATACCCTAGCCTCCTTACAAACTCAGATAGATGACCTTATTCCTAGTCAAACTGGGAACTCAGGTAAGTTTTTGACTACCAATGGAACATCTACATCATGGGCTTCTGTCGCTGGTGGACTCAGTTATCAAGGGACTTGGAACGCAACGACTAACACGCCTACATTGGCGAGTAGTACAGGCACAAATGGTTACTACTACATCGTTGCAACGGCAGGAAGCACTAACTTAAACGGCATTACTGATTGGCAAGTTGGTGATTGGTTGTTATTTAATGGCTCTGTTTGGCAAAAGATTGACCAATCTGAGACATTACAGTTTGTAACTTCTGCCGATGCAAGCGTTACTGTAACAACCACAGGCGCAACGGCTGATCTTGCCGTTTATTCTTCTCCAAGGGTGATTGCACAGGTTCGTAATGAGACAGGTGCAACGCTAACCAAAGGAACTGTTGTCTACATTAACGGAGCATCAGGTAATAAAGCGACTGTTACTAAGGCAATAGCCACAGGAGATTCTACTTCTGCTCAAACATTTGGCCTTATTTTTGCTGATATATCAAATAACAACAATGGCTATGCTATTTTGTCAGGCGATATCTCAGGTTTAGATACATCTGCAATTGCGGCTGGAACACAGTTGTATTTGAGTTCTACGACTGCTGGCGCATACACAACAACCAAACAATATGCACCAAATCACTTGGTATATGTTGGTGTTGTTACCCGTAGTCATGTAAATCAAGGTTCTATTGAAGTCCGTATCCAAAATGGCTATGAGTTAGACGAAATCCATAATGTTTCGGCTCAATCTCCTAGCAATGGTCAAGTCTTAATCTACAACGAATCTACGTCATTGTGGGAAAAGCACACATTGACTGATGGAACTGGAATCAGCATTACTGAAGGTGCTGGTTCAATCACAGTCTCTAACTCAGGTGTTACTTCTGCTGTGGCTGGTACTGGCATTTCAGTCTCAGGTGCTACTGGTGCTGTAACCATCACTAACTCTGCCCCAGATCAGACAGTTGTTTTGACTGCTGGCACAGGAATAAGCACAAGTGGTACTTATCCTAACTTCACGATCACTAATAGTGCGCCAGATCAGACAGTCGCATTGACTGGTTCAGGTACAACTAGCATAAGTGGCACATATCCTAACTTCACTATTACATCTAATGATGCTTATAGTGGAACTGTTACATCCATAACGGCAGGTACTGGGCTGACAGGTGGAACTATCACGACAAGCGGAACTGTGGCATTGGCTACAACTGCTGTGACTGCTGGCAGTTATACGGCTACTAACATTACTGTTGATGCGTATGGACGGATTACTGCCGCCTCTAACGGAACTGCTGGTGCATCTATCAGCAACGACACGACTACATCAAGTAACCTTTATCCATTGTTTGCGGCGGCTACTTCAGGTACGCCTTCAACGATTTATACAAGCAATGCTAAGTATCTGTATAAGCCAAGTACGGGTGAGTTATCTGCGCCAGCACCTATTGCTAGTAATGGTATTTCCTTGATGAGTACGACAGTAGGGACAAGTTACACGATTGCTAGTGGTAACAATGGTTTTTCAGTAGGCCCTGTAACTGTGGCAAGCGGAATTTCGGTTTCGATTAGCGCAGGCCAGAGATGGTTAATCCTATGATGAACGCCCATATTTACATAGTTACAAACCAAATCAACCAAAAACAATATGTTGGTCAAACAACTGTTGCTAAAAATAAGGTTGGTCATGGTATGGCTATGACTGAGGCTTATGCTGTTTATGGGAAAAAGAACTTTTCTTATAACCGCATTTGTAGTGACATAAGTAATAGAAACACACTTAATTGTTTAGAGAAATTCTGGATAGCAGTATGTGGAACTGTTGCGCCAAATGGTTACAACATAGAACTTGGTGGTTCTGACAAAGGCGAAGTGGCTCAGTCAACTAGACAAAAAATGAGTGCTTTGCTTAAAGGCCGACCAATGAAAGAAGAAACTAAAAAGAAAATTAGCGCATCCATGCAAGGCGCAGATAATCACTTTTATGGCAAAACGCACACCCAAGAGGCATTAGAAAAAATTGGTAAGGCAAGCATTGGCAGAGAAAAAACATTGTCTGAAGAAACAAAACAATATCTCTCAAGCATAAGACAAGGCGAACTTAATCCTTTTTACGGGAAAAAACATTCTGAAGAAACAAAAGCAAAATTTGTTGGTAGAAAACCCAATAAACATTGGTTAGGTAAAAAGTTTAGCGATGAACAAAAAGCACATCTTTCTATGGAAAGAACTTGCCCACATTGCGGAAAAATAGGAAAAGGAAATGCCATGATTAGACACCACATGGATAACTGCAAATTTGCAGAGGAGTTAGCGTAATGCCATACGGCTCGGTAAATGCTGACAAAATGACCACTTCAGACGGAGTAAGTTCGTCTGGTTTGTATGGGTTTAAAAATAGGCTGATAAATTCAGCGATGGTGATTGACCAGCGTAATGCGGGGGCTAGTGTTACCCCTAACAATTCCTACACATTGGATAGATGGCAAGGCCAAAATTCACAATCTAGTAAATATACAGTCCAACAAAACGCTGGCTCTGTTACCCCTCCATCAGGATTTACAAACTATCTTGGCGTTACATCATCTTCTGCATATTCAATAGTAGCGGGTGATTATTTTGCTATTCGTCAAGCGGTTGAAGGATTTAATATTGCTGATTTAGGATGGGGTGCGTCTGGTGCATCCACAATCACATTGTCATTTTGGGTTCGGTCTAGCCTTACTGGAACTTTTGGTGGCTCATTGCAAAATAATGGGAATGCAAGAAGTTATCCATTTACTTACACAATTTCGTCTGCAAATACTTGGGAACAAAAAACATTAACTATCGCTGGAGATACAAGCGGAACTTGGGCTACAAATAGTAGCGTTGGCATTTGGGTTATTTTAGGTCTTGGTGTAGGTTCTACTTATAGTGGAACTGCTAGTTCTTGGTCAACAAATAACTACATTTCAGCCACAGGCGCAACAAGCGTAGTCGGCACAAATGGCGCAACCTTCTACATCACAGGCGTACAACTAGAAAAAGGCAGTACCGCAACGAGTTTTGATTACAGACCTTATGGTACTGAGTTGCAGTTATGTCAGAGGTATTATTACCGCACTCCAACAGGCGTTGCTAATACTATACTTTCAAGTGGTTATGTAGAAAGCACAACAGAAGCCCAAGGATTGCTTAGTTATCCTTTAATGAGAACAGTACCAACGCTAGTGGCTTCTGGTTCATGGCAAGTGCTACAAATTTCAGTTATTAATGGCACATTGGCTTTTTCTCAAATAGGTAATAACACCGCTAGAGCCAATTTAACAATAACTGGTGGTACTGCTGGTAGGGGGGCGTTAATTAGAAACGCTAATGATACTGCCGCGTATGTTGGCGTAGATGCCGAACTTTAATAGGAATTAATTATGTATAAATTAACTAAAGACCCCCAAACTATTCAGCGTTTGTCGGACAACGCATTCATACCAATAAACCCCGCTAACACAGACTACCAAGCCTATTTAAAGTGGGTGGCTGAGGGTGGTCAACCTTTACCTGCGGATGAATAATGATTAGCGTATATTGGATTAGACATCAAGACCACACTGACATATTTAGTCAGGGGTATGTTGGCATTTCTAATAAACCAAAAGAACGTTGGAGGCATCATTGCACCAAACCTAGCAACTTGCATATGAAAAATGCTATTTCTAAATATGGTTGGAACAATTTGGTCAAAGAAATTATCTTGATTTCAGATAAAGATTATTGCTTAGATATTGAGAAAAAATTAAGGCCATCTGATTTTGTTGGTTGGAACGCAATTGCTGGCGGAGGTATGCCACCAAAACCAAAAAAAGGCATGGGTAAAGGTCACGCAACATCTCAAGCCACAAGAATTAAATTATCCGAGGCAGGAAAAGGAAGACAATTTACTATGGAATCAAGACAAAAAATAAGTGAAGCCGCAAAAGCACAATGGGCTAAATATCGTGCCAACGGCAACAAACACACGCCTACTCCCGCAGACGAAGGAACACAATAATGGCGGCACTAATTCCATCAGCAAGCGCAACAGGGTCAGGAACAATGACCTTGGCTGGCCCTTCTACAAACTCTAATCAGACTATCACGATTCCAGACGCTACTGGAATAATGATGGTTAGTGGCAATATGCCAGCGTTTAGTGCTTATGCAAGTGGTAATCAATCAATTAGCAATGCTACATTTACAAAACTTCAATTCAACACAGAAGAATTTGATACTGCAAATTGCTTTGATAACGCTACAAATTATCGTTTTACACCAACTGTCGCTGGATATTATCAAGTAAATGGTGCTGTGTTATTTGGTGCTATTACATCTGCAAATAGTTTTGTTGGTATTTATAAAAATGGAAGTAGATTTAAAGATGGTAGCGGGTCATCAACAGTTGCCTCTTATAGTTATATGTCGGTAAGTGCTTTGGTTTATTTAAATGGCTCAACGGATTATGTTGAACTTTATTGTTATCAAAGTTCTGGTTCTGCACAAAATACTCAAGTAAGTACGCCAGCAAATCCATATTTTCAAGCCGCAATGATTAGGGGCGCATGATGCTATACGACAAAATAAAAACCCTATATCCAGAACTTACAGACCATGACTTTATGACTGTAATCACACTACAAAACGATTCTGACGGCAAAGGCGATTACATCGCCAAGTGGGAACACCCAACCCTTGCTAGACCTACTGAGGAACAATTAGCATGAAAGCCGAAACAATCAACGCACTAACCGCCCGAATTGTGGCTTTGGAGAGCAAATAATGGCATTAGTTCTTTCGGGTGATGCTGGTATCACATTCCCAGTAACAGCGGGTAGTGCTTCTGCGGTGCAAGCATCTTCTGGTAGGGTGTTGCAAGTGGTAAATGCTACTTATTCGACTGAAACATCAACTTCATCATCTACTTATGCAGATTCTGGTTTATCTGCTTCAATTACTCCAAGCAATTCTAGTAACAAAATATTAGTAGCGGTTGATGTTCAAGGTGGAAAAACAACTGGGGTTACTGGTTTGGATTTAAAACTTCTTAGAGGCTCTACTGATTTAATTATTTTTGCAAAAGGATCTGGATATAACGGAGGAACAAGTTATAACTTGGTTGGTAGTAGCAGTTGTTGCTATTTAGATTCTCCATCAACTACCTCATCAACAACATATAAGGTTCAATTAGCCTCAAATACAAATGTTGCCACAGCAAGAATTAACGACAATTCATCTGTATCAACCATTACCCTCATGGAGATAGCCGCATGAAAAAACATGACGCAATTCGTGCAGTCAATTCTTCTGTCGTTACTATTCGTGGTGACGATGCTTTTGACGCTGACGGCAACCCCGTTACCTATGACGAAACAGCAGTTCAAGCCTACATTGATGCTCATGCCTACATAGCCAAACGCCAAGCGGAATATCCAAATGTGATTGACTACATTGACGGAGTGGTTAAAGGTGACCAAGCACAGATTAACAAATACATAGCCGACTGCCAAGCGGTTAAGGCTAAATATCCCAAATGACACCTGAACTGCAAAAGTATTACGAATCCCGCTTTGACATGATGTCAACGGACGGGTGGAAAGACTTAATAGAGGATATTGACAACATGATCAATTCGTTGAACAATATTAGTACAATCCCTGATGAAAAAAGCCTACAATTCAAAAAAGGTGAACTTTCTATCCTAACGTGGCTAAAAACCCTTAAACAGGTCAGCACACAAGCGTACGAGGAATTGAATGAAAAGAATTTATGAATTTGTCTGCGTAAGCGGACATAACAC